TAGGCAACTATACCTGATGGTTCTCTGACCATTCAATCTCCTCTCTTAATTCATCTGCTATTAACAAAGCATCGTTACGTTGTTCTCTATATTTGCTATTTGCAACTTTACAATTTGCTAAATGTGTTTGTAGGTTGTTTACATAAAAGAATATATCAATTAATAATGTTTGCATTAATTTTAATTCTTTATCATCTATATTTTTGTTTACTTTTTTATTTAATAATTCAGTAAATAATATAGCATTATTGTAAAAAGAAAGGTCTTTAGTATTCTGTATCTTGTCCATCTATTGTAATTCTTTGGTTTAAAAGTTCTATTATTGCAAATATAAAATTTTCTTTTTCCTCTTTTGTTTTTACATTATCTTTTACTCTTACCCAAAAGTGTCTAGTATCTTTAGGATAAAATAAATCTTTTAATAAATTACCAAATTTACGCATTGGTCTCACTATTTTATTTGTTTTCATATTATATTTCTTTAATTGATTCTTTTATTAAATCTAAATACATTTTTTGCATTTTATTTTGTTCTTTGACAACTTGTGTTATAATAAAAGGTAAATCTTTATACAATTGTTCTACGTTAAAAACTAAACAATTATCTTCATTACCATAATAAATATACAATTCTCCATCATTACAATGTAAAGAGGTTGTCTCATATATATAAGTATGTTTTTTAGCTGTTGCTAATTCTTTTTTCAACTTATCTATTTCGTCTAATAAAATATCTTTTGATGTTCCCATATTATTCGTGTTGATATCTAAAGTTAACTATGTTTTTATAAGATTTTACACACCATTCTTTTTGATATGTTTTTAAATTGTCTGCTGTTAATAGCATTTTTAATGTTGATTCAACATCAATTAATGCAGATTGTTCTTCAAATGTTAATTTCATATTGTTTGTTTTAATATTATATAACAAATATATATAAAATATATTAAATAGGCAACTATTAAAAGCTTCTTTGTTTTTTTTGTTTAGCAACATATGTTCTTTTTTGAGTGTGTTTTTCTCCTAAAAACATATAAAATAAACAATGAATAGAAAAATGTGAGAGTTTTTCATACCTAAGCATTTCTTTATGATTTTCATTCTCTACATATTTTAATGCAAATAATCTTTTATCTTTTAAAGTAGGTTGATTATTAAATTCCTTTTTGAGTTGTTTTTTGTCCATTATTTGTCTTTTTTAAGTCTATATATTTACATTTTCTACAATACCACATATAACCATTTTGTGCTGTTCCAATATACACATAATCGTTATTACAAATTTTACATTTTTTATTGTATTGCATATTTTCCAAAGTTTGGTCTTGATAATAAAGAATAAGTGGCATAACGACAGGGGTCAATTATATGATTATTTTTATCTTCTGGTACGTTAATTAATTTGCCTGACCTATCTTCTTTCCATTTATAATTTCTAAATTCTTGTATAGCGTTTGTGGAATCACTTGTAATATGTATTTTATACCTTTTTAACAAGTCAATTCCTGCATTAATGGAATCTTTACCTTTTAAACTAGGAAATATACTATGTCCCATTCGCCTTAACTCATCTATCAATCTTGGCTCGGCACTATCAGCATAAATTGGATATTTACTTAAATTTTGTTCCTTTAAAAATTTATGTATATCGTTAGTGGTCATTTGTGTTCTGTATAAATGTTCTTTAATATACAAATTATAGTCAAAAGTAAAAACTGATACAAATGTGGTTGGGTCGTTGGTGTAACCAAAGTCCATACCATATGCAATTAATTTAGCATCAGTAGGTATTTTATTAACCTCTGTATATTTAAAAATGGTATTTATGCTTGTTGCTCGTTCACCTAAACCATATATTTGCCAATATTGGTCATCTGTTTCTTTTAACCTTTCTATTTCTTGTTTTATAACATCCTCTAAAAAAGGATTATCTAAATAAGTTGTTTTGTAAAAATCACAATCTTGTCTCGTAATTACATTATCATAAATCCAATGATATTCATCAGATGGATTAAAGTCCAATATAATACGTTCCTGTGTCCTAAATATTAATTGTTGCCAATCTTCCCAATATAATTCATTACCCTCATTTATAAATAATAAATCTCTTTTACGACCTCTAATTTTTTGTGATTGGTCAAGAGAAGTAAATTCAATTAAATTACCAAATAAATGATATTCACTATTAGATTTATTGTGAAATTCATCTCTATATATTTGGTGGTTTTTTAGTATTTGTAAAAAATCCCTCATAACAGTTGCTCGTAAACTTGGAAAGGTTTTCCTACAAATTGTAATTATTTTACCCGTTTCATTGGTACAATAATAAAATATTATAAATAAAAGTATATTGTAAGTTTTCCCTGAACGAGTACCACCTTGCTCAACAACTATTTTTTTCTTACTATTTACTAAATGTTTGTAAACAATATTAGTCTGTATCTTCGCTTTTATCAATTATCTCAATTTGAAAGTTAGTCGGCATACCCTCTGCGCCTGTTATTTCTTGTCTTTCAATATAACCTCTTTTTTTACCTTTTGTAGCCAAATAAAATTTAATTAATTGAGTATTACCTTTTTCAATTTGTTTAAACATTTTACTTTCAACATAGTCAAGGGCAATATTACTGACATCATTTATCTCATCTTTAAACTCCTCATCATTGTTATAATATTCATAAAATGTTGACCGGTGTATTCCTACATTTTTACAAGCAGTAGTTATTACCCCCATTGATTTTTCTAATGCCTTAATTAAATTTAGCTTAGTTTGTCGGATTTTGTCGGATTTACTCATAATGTACTTTTTGGTATTTATCTAAATTTATGTTATAATCATAACCTAATTCATTTAATATTATCTTTATTTTTCGATTTGGAAAACTTTGTGAAGCATAACCTAATGAAAATATAAAATTTTTAAATACAGTTAAATTAACCTCATTATATTTAGATAAGTATTTTTTAATTTCAATTTTTGTTTTTTGTTTTTTTATCTTATTAAAAATATCATTTTTTTCAGGTTTACCTAATTTTTCAAAAAAATCACCAATTGTTTTGCTATGATTTTTTAGTGTTAATTTATTTTTGGTGCTATAATCATATTGCCTTATATTGTTTTTAATCAAATTCCTAAGCATTTCTAATTGCTCCTCTATATTTTGGAATAGGTAGGGATATCCCTCGCCTACTAATTCAGGAAACGTACACCTATTAGGTAATACTGTTATTTGTTCATTCATAATACTTTCTGCTATACTTATACAATAAGTTTCGTGCCTACTATTAATTGTATTACAATGGCATTTAGATAACTCTTTTAAATAATCACTATGCTTGGTAAAAGATTTTACAATACAATAAGGTTTTTTATTTATAGTATTTATGTTGTCTTTGTCTCCTGCTGTTAATATAACTTGAAAATCTAATCCCTCATCCCATAATTGGTCAAATTGATTAAATGTAATTTGCCAATTTTTATAGCCATCTAATCTATGATTATATATAAAGGTAAATTTATCATATTTATTTTTGCTTTTTATTTTGTTGGTATAACCACCTAAACTTATAACACTTTTTTGTTTCAATAATTGTACCTTATCTTTATTTAAGATATCGTTTGCTTCTTCTAATAGCATATCAAAACAATATTGAGTATGAAAGAAATTTAAATCTGTTCCTAAACTACCTACTATTTGGTCATATAAAATATGAGTACAAGGTAAATAATTTGTTAATTTTTCTAAACTCCTATGTATTACATAATGATGATAATTAAACACTTTAAACCTTTGGTTGTCTAATAGGGTATCTTGAAAATACCTAAAATGGTGTCCTTGCTCAACAACATTATTCCAAATTAAATCAAAGGCATATTTTTTAAATATTTCTCTAAATATATTTGAATTAAAATGTATTACCTGATGCTTTTTACTTTTTGGCATTGGTATTTTTAAAATCTTTACCAATGAATTTAAATCATCTTTTATATATTTTCTGTTTGAATCAATTAAAAGGAAAAAATTATACCTTTTTGTTTTTAATAATTCATTACATAATTGTTTTATAATAATATAATTTGAATCGGCATTTAAATTGTTTACCGATAACATTGGATATATTAATACATTTAATTTTGGATTTTGCATACAATATTAGGATATTTTTTAATAAAATTTTGAAAATCAATTTCCATTTTTTCATATTAGTAATATGGCATAGATAAATTTATTACAACTTCGTTCTTTTCATTCACATTATCATCTTCAGATATTTCCCCCTCATCAAAGTTTTCCTCCAACTCTAATACATCTAATCCCCAATCGCTCAACAATTGAGTATCCCATTGATTTGCTAACATATCCCAATCCCATTGACCAAAACCTACATTATCTTTTATAATAAATTGTTCAATTTGGTTGTCTGTTAAATTATCGGCTTTAATAATATAAACCTCTTTTAATCCAACCTCCTTACAGGCCTTGTATCTCATATTACCACCAAGGATACCCATTTCGCTATTTACCACTATTGGTCTTAGTTTTAACATTTCAGGAAACTCCTTAATACTTTTAACTAATTTTTTAAATTTAAAATCCTTAATTATTCTTGGATTTACAGGATTTGGAAATATATTATTAATATTTACTTTTTCTATCATAATTATATAACGTTATTTATGGTTTAAATTATATGTATTTAAATATAATTCCATAGTTGGTTTAAATTCTTTAATTGATGTTATTGCTGGATGATTTGCTTTAATCATTTTTTCATACTCTTTTATCAAATATTGTATAGCTTTTTTATTTTTTTTTGCTTTTGAAAAACATAAAGATATAAATTCTCTAACACAATAGGTAACTATTTTACTTTTAGAATAAAATTGTACTAATGTGGATATTTCATTTAATAAATAATTAGAAAAATCTATATCTTGAATTTTTTCTTTTCCTCTTTTAAATTTTTCATTGTTTTGTGGACTACGAGGTTTAAAATAAAGATTAATTACATTTCCGATTGTAATATTATTTGAATTTGCTAAATATATTTCATAAACAGTTTTATAATCTTCATTATAATCACTAAACGCCTTTAAATAATCTAACATTGTCCAAGCTTTGTTACCATTATTTAAGCTGATAATACAATCAAGATGTTCTTTTTGTATTTCTGTATCTACCCAATTAATAATGTAAGCAGGTATAGTTTTTTGTTTTAATAATTTAGCACTTACAATCCTGTGATGTCCCTCTATTACATCGCCAGTATTTGATATTACCACAGGCATTAACCAACCATATTCATTTAATTTTGATTTAAAATTTTCTGAATGTATTGGCATCATATCTCGATTTACTTTTGCCATTTTTAATTTGTTAATTTCATAGTAAGGATTAAATTGTCCTCTTTGTAGTTCTGTTTTCATTCTGTTTTTGTTTTAAGATTAATATGTAAATTGATTCTGTTTAATTCTTTTAATAATGCTAACAACTCCCTTTCATTAAAATTTATCCTATTGTGTCGTTTTTTGTTTTTTTCGTATGTACAATTATGTATAATAAATTGTGTTAAATTATTCCTATAACTTAAATAATATAAATAATCATCAACATCCATTAATTTGTTCTTAATTTCAATAAACTATAACATTCTATATATTTTTCTCTCGCTTTGCTTTTATATTGTTGTTTGAACAATTTATATAACATTTTAGTATATTGGTATTTTGTTTTACAATTTACAAAATAGTTTTTTGCGAATTTTTTTCCTTTGCCTCTAAAATAATTTACATTGTCTGCGGTATCACCCATAATCATTTGCTCATAAAAATTATATAAAGATTCTTGTTCTGTTATATCTAAAACAATTTTATGTTTAGGATGATAATTATACATTAAACAAGGAAATTGCTTGTAATCTTTATCTATTGAAATAATCATTACATTATCTCTACCAAACTCCTGTGATAAAGTATGCCAATATCTTGCAACCACATCATCTGTTTCAATACCAAATGCAAATTTACTATCGTATGTGTCTTTTACATATTTGTGCATATCGTGAAGTAATGGTGGTAATTCCTGTTTTTTACGATTCGCTTTATAATTACGAGTAATTAATTTTCTAAAATTACCTTTGCAACCATTAAAGGTTATTATTTTTTCAATATCGTATTTTTCCTCTAAGTCGTTTACAATTTTCATAAATTGCTCGTCAAATTTAGTAATACAATCCTCTAATTTGGTGTAAAAAGGCAATTCATCAGGCAAGTTTTTTTGCCTACAACAACTAGCAAAAACTAAACTATCAGCGTCAAACAATAAAATCATATTTCTTTTTTAATCCATTTACCTTGTAAATCAATAACAGTATAATTATGTTTAACCAATAATTCAATAGCATCATTAATTTGTTTTGCTTGTTTTCTATAATGGTCAAATATTTGATTTTCAAATGCGTTATTATCTTTATACATATTTTTTATTTTATTAATATTAATCCTAATTCTTTAGCCACATAATTAATGTGTTTTTGTGTGGTTTGTGACCAATAACCTAATTGTTCTAATTTATTACCATTTATAGTGGCAACGTGAGTGGTATAGCTCCATACCTTATTACCATTTATGGTTAAATTTTGTTTGTATTTGTCTAATCTGTACATAATTAAAAGTTTAATCTTGAGTTTGCTAATAAATTTAATTTTTCCTTTTGTGTGCCTATTAATCGACCACAAAGAGGTATAATTTGAGTGGTATAATGTTGACCTTGTTTTATAACAAATTTTTTATTGAGTGATTTGTCAATAATTATATCTGTATTTGCAATTAAATTTTTCTTTGATGCGTAACCACATTTACCATTATAAGTTTCTAGTTTGTGGTGTCCAACATATTTACCATTTAGGTAAAAATCTTTGTGATAACCTAAGTTTTTGAATATTTGATGTGTCATATTGTATTTGTTTTATATTACAAATATACAATATATATATTAAAGATTCAAATTTATTTTGCTTGCTTGATTTTCTTTTAAAAGATAAACAGGTTTGAGTAACCTTTTTTTTGTCCATATTGTAGTATCAGGACAATACATATTTTTTGGTTTAGGTAATTTAATTTCATTTAACCAATATAAATAATTTCCTTTTGGGTCGTTTACAAAATATAATTTAACTATATTTTTGTCCAATTTCATTAATTCATCATATTTGTATTTTTCGAGCATTTTCTCCTCGTAATATTTATTTCTGAATTTCATTTCTATAACACAAGGCAATCCTTTTCTTGTTAAACCTTTTGCATCATAGTGTTGGTAACCTTTCCCTGTCCATTTTAAATCCCAACCATCTAAATTTAAAAAATTTACTAATATTTTTTCTAATTTTTGTATTGTACTAATTTCCATTTTCCCATACAATATTTAATTCTGCTATCCATTTTTTTATTGTTTTTGGGGAACAAGTACAAGGTTCGTAAAATTTATGTTTGTAATAGGTCGAGTGCAACTTACATACCAAACTAAATTCTGCACGACTAATGGTGGAGTGTTTTGATTTTCTGAATTTTGTCCATAATTTATAATCATCTTTTAAAAATTTAATTACCATCTTTTAATTTTTATTTTATTCCAATCCTCTCTACGTTTATCACAATTGCAATTGGGATTTATTTTTTTCCAAATATATCTTATGCCTGTATATTTTGTTATATAATAAACTAAATCACCTAATTTCATAATATTTTTTTTAACCTTTGTAAAACTTTCCTATATGTATTATAAAGAGAATGGTAAGGAATTTTTGTTTTTCTAGATAATTGAGCAACAGAAGTGCCATTGTCAATTAATTCAAAAACTTTTTTATCGTACCAATACATTTTATCTAATTCATCTAATATTTTTTTATAATTTTCTTGATAATATACATCTATATTTGAACTTTTCACTATTTGATTGTCAAGTGGTATAATTGTAATTTTTTCTTTTCTTTTTAAATCAATAAATAAACTTTTTAATATTTTAAATATATAAAAATAATTATAATCATCATTTGTATAATCAATAACCAATCCTCTATCTAAATTTTTTTTTAATTTAATATACATTTCCATAACTATATCTTCTGCGGTGTCTTTATTGCAACCAAAAGATTGTACAATTTCTATCCAAATAGAATGTTTTTTATATACTTTTGCCAATAAACTTTTCATAAATAATTTAATCTAAAGGGTCATATAAATCTCCTATTATTTCAGGAAGTCCTATTTCATTTACCTTAAAACTAAATGTATCAAATGAATAACCCCTGCTTTTTTTACATTTAACAGTGACCCATTCTTTATTTACTGTATTGGCTTCTAATTGTATTTGTGTTTCTGTTTTTTTTTCAATAAAAGAACCTAAGTGACCGGTCATTTTATCTGAACCGAAATTGGAATGTATTACACACATAATATGGCATTTATAATTTGTTGACCATTCCATAAGTTTTTGTACACAAGCATTACATTCTTCTAAATTATTTACATCAGATACTAAATCTGCTATACCATCAATAATTAATAGTCCTGTATTTTGTACTTTGTGTTCTAAGCAATATTCAATAAATTCAATTCTTGTCTTATAATTAATTGTTCTTAATCCAAATGTATGATAAAATTCTGAATAATCCGAATTACACATATCCAATACCCTTTTAAATACCTTTTGAGCGTGCCATTTGCCCTGTTCTGTATCAATATGAATTAAATTTGAATTTTGCCTATGTCCTTTGATATTACCTCCAAAATTGTTTTTATTACATAGGTAAACAGATGCTAACAATGATACTAAAAATGTTTTTTTGGTTTTTGGTGGTGCACTTACCACAGAAAAGTTACCATATGTGCCTATTGGTATTGGTAAAAGTAAATCACCATTGGCAGATTTAATTAATTTTTCGCCTAGTGAAATTGCTACAGGTGGATAATCTATTTTTTCTTTGGCATCAATTATGCAATCTTCTTCAATGGCTTGCATAACCAAATATTGAACAGTTTGTTCGTCGTTCATTCTGTTTGTCATATGTTAAATATATAAAAAAAAAGGAGGTAAAAAAATTACCCCCTTAATTAATTAATATTAAACTATCTTTCCAATAGTAGTATAATATTAAAAAGGTAAATCATCGTTTTTAGTGGTTGATTCGACCACTTCTTCTTTTTCAGCCACAGAAATTTGTCCATTTGTCCAAACCACTTGACCATTACCAAAATAGGTTTTTTTAGCTTTCGCTTCTCTTTCCTCTTTTGTTTGTGAATCAGATAAAGAAACATTGTTTCCATATCTTGTTTCATCATTTAACGATATTGTAAACCTATACCAAACTCGCCCATCTTTTCCTTTGACAAATTTTTCTTTAGGTAATTTACTTACATCGATACTTGCATTAATAATTGCTCCCATAATTTATATATTTAATTGTTTAATAATTCTGTTCTAATATATCCTGATAAAGACATTCTTTTTTCTTTTGCTTTTTCTGTTAACCAATCTTTATCTTTTTGGTTAAGTTTAAGTAACAAAGCGGAATCTAATTTACTCATCTATTTTAAAATTTAATAATTTACTTTCAATTTCTTTAGTTAATGTATAATGTTTTTTAATATCATTTATAGTATAACCTTTTTTTGACATACCCTCTAAAGCATTTTTAAATTGTGGTGTATTGTCAATTAATTTAGGTTTAGTTGTTTTTGATGCTAAATTACCATCATCATCAACAGCTTGTAGTGCCAATAAAGATTGTAATGTATATCTACGAAAATATGTAATAGCACTTCCTAATTTTTGTGCATCTAAATCAGTAGGTAAAGGCATTGATGATTCTACTGAGCCACCATCTAAATCGTAAATAATACTCCTTACTTGGTTGTCAGTTATAGGTTGTAATAAAATTAAATTATGTTTTTGTAATAATGGTTTTAATTGTCCTATTAATGAATTAATGTCAAAATATTTTGATTTGTAAAAAGGATTAGTAGCATCTTTACTTATTGTTCCTAATTCATTTTGTAGGTCAAATAATTTAGTATAAATGTTTTGTTTCATATTTCGTTATATTTATTTGAGTTAATTTGTTCGACTTCTAATTTTGCTTCTAATTCTTGTATTTTTTTTTGATAATATTCCACCAAAATAAAATGCTGTTCGTATGATATTGTTTTGTCCATTGTATATATTTTGTATTTAAAACAAATATACAAAAAAAAGATTTAATATAAAAAAAAGGGGATAAAATTTAATTAACCCCTTTCTTTAACAAAGACAAAACGAAACAGAACAACTCAAAGATATATTATATAAATTGATTTACCAAATTATTATAAAATAAAATCATTTCTTTTAAATCATCATTACTATATTTAACTGTTTGTTTGGATTTTACAAGTAATTCTTCTGCAATTCCCTTACCATATTTTTTTTCTAAATTTAAACCAAATTGATATTGTTTACCTTGTTGCATAACATTACAACCATAACATTGTACTTGACAATTAACTACATCCCATCTAGTAGAATAAGCACCTCTACTTTGAAAATGTCCACATTGCATATTTTTTTTATAATGACTTATTTTACCACAAGTAAAACATTCTACCATTTCATTATCAGCTTCTCTTAGTCTAATATATAAACTAAAAACTTTGTCTAACCTTTTTACTAAATTTTTTCTAGATATTTTTTTCACTTAATAAATATAATATAATTTAAAAGAAAGAAAAGAAAATAAAACAAGTAACCAGAAGAAAATAAAAGAAAAGAAAGAAAAAATCCCCCCTATAAAAAACAAATTTTCAAATTACCTGGTCCAAGCACCGTCCATATTTTTTAGGTTGTGCAAGTTTATACGTCTGTCGTTGTATGTGACAAATATATAAAAATTAGTTTAAGTCCAATTATTTTTTTATTTTTTCAAAAGACCTACCACCAAAGTAAGCGCCTATAACTGTTATTAAAACAAGTTGTAAGAGGTCTATCCAAGTGTCTTTTACATTAAATGATATTACACCTGCATCAATAAATACCATTAAAACTGTTGATATAACCAAAAAAATTAATACCATTGGTCTTACATTCTTACTTAACCAACTATCGCTATTCATATCAGTTTTCCACCTTTCAGTAACATTTTGTTGCATATCGGCTTCGGCTTTAATAAATACCTCTGTCATATCTTTTTCAAATTTAGCTCTATCTTCTTTTGAAAAAGTATGTTTAGCTATTATATTACTTATTTTTTCAGCTACTCCTCCTCCTGCTCCTCCAAATATTTTTGCCAGTATTTTTTTCATAAATAAATTTTAAAATAATTATTGATAAAATAATTGTGTAAATGTTAATATGACTTTCGCCACAAATTCCTAATAAATGTTTAAATATTTCCATAGTTTTAATTTAAAGGTAAAACAGTAAATGAGCCTATTACTAATATGATTAGAATCATAAAAATAAACTCAATTACTTTGTTCATCTTTTGTATATTTTATCTTCTATTTTATTTAGTCTTTTAGTTTCAGCATCTATTTTGTTTTCTAAAAATTGTATTTTTTGTTCTAATAGGTCGTGTGATTGTTGTGGTGGTAATTTTTTAGCCACCTCTATTTCTTGTTTATTTAATTCTATTTGTTTTGTAAGTGTAGAATAAGTCATAGTTAAACTTATAATACCACCTACAACCATAATAATAGTTTTTAAATCTAAACTTAAATCTGGTTTACCATCATTATCAATATCCAATCCTACTTCTTTCATTTATCTATTTGTTTTAATTTACTTATTGCCCAATTAACACCTGCTGAACCACCCCAAGCATCCCACATAATACCACCACATCCCTCGGAATAAGGAACATCTTTATGTTGTTGGTGTCTTTTAAAAGATGCCATTCTTGCAATTGTTGACCTTGAAAGTTTTGATTTTGATGCGATTTGCGATGCTCTTCGCCAACCTACAGAAGTACCACAAGAACTACCATTTTCTTTTTTCCATTTTAAAGCTCTTTTTGCATTGTTTACAGCTCCTTGAGGATAATCGTTATAAGATTCTAATTCAACAGAACCTCTAAATGTATCATAACATATTGCTATTGCTTGGTCTTTGTCGTGATATTTCATCAATTGAGGTACACACCTCATCATAAAATCCTTTTGTTGTTCTCCTTGTTTTTTCTTAGGTATTGGCATTATTATAAAATTTAAAATGTAATACTATAAAAATTAAATATAAATTAAACTCCTCAAAATCTCTATCATTATCTTTACCATAATAACTAAAACCAATTAGAGGTCCTATAAAAAATCTATCTATTATAGCAAACTCATATTTCATTAGCAATCTTTACAATCTTGGTAAGTAAAATATTTACCTTGTTTTTTAGTTACTAATATTTGTTTTCTATTATTTTTTTTATTTTTGTATGATATATGTAACCAAATTGGTTCTTCACCAAATTCCCATATTAGTTGGTCAAAATCTAAATTATCCTTTATGTAATGAAACATTTCTAAATTTGTTTTACCACCAATTGAAGTAATATCTATGGCTTGACCTGTTAAATGACTACTTTTAAAACTTCCTTTTATAGCTGTATTTAATTCTTTAGACCTATAAAAACTATTAACTTTTATTGGACCACCTACCCATTCTCGTAAAGGTTGGAAAACTTTTTCAGCCAAAGTTTCCATATTTTTAATATGCTCTTTTCTCGGTTTGTTTTGCAAACCTAACTTTTTAGCAGTTGCAGAATGTGTAGCTTCTTTATAACTAACGTTTTCGCTTATTTTTTTCATACATTAAATACCATTTGTGAGTTGTGTACAGGATAGTAACTGTAAGCAATATAATCTTTAACACCATATCAATATTAGTAAAACTCAACGTAAACGCTAAAAAATTCATTGCATACAATTTCATATCCTGTAAACTCATTATTTTTCTTCTTTAATTTCTTCATATGACCCATCCTTTAGGTCTATGTTAATCTTACCATATTTTTCTTCTAATGGTTTTTTACTTTCTTCTTGTTTAGAAATTTCATCAGCGTACATATGGTTTAAGCTATGAATTTGTGTACTTAACAAACCTATGTCGTGTTTGATAGCATTTAGCTTACCTTGTTGTTCTTGTAATTCTTTTAATTCTTCTTTTGTAATTTTTGACATTTTATTAATTTTATGATTAAGATATAAATATACTAATTTTTACATTTACATTCTTGCTTCAATTTGTCTACTTCTGCTTTTAGTTCTTGTATTGCTTTTACTAATACAGATGTTATTCCATTATAATTAATTACTTTTTTATCATCATTATTTGTTCTAACAATTTCTGGAATTACTTTTTCAACTTCTTGTGCTATAAATCCATAATCTTCTTTTAGTTGTAAAATACTATCACTTTTTTTCCAATCAAAACTAACTGCATTTAATTTTTTTATTTTATCTAAACCATTTTCTACAGGTTTTATATTTTCCTTTAAAGATATATCTGAAATAGAACCATTTTGAGTTAAAGAACCTGTAATAGTCATATTTCCTGTACTACCAATTAATTGTAATCTTGATGTTATTGCACCACCACTTGTTGAAGATTTTATAGTATAATTAGGAGAAGCATTTACTTGACCTGCATTCATTATAAAATTAAAATCCATATCAGCTTCTGGCTCAAATTGATGATAATTTGCAGATGTACCCATATTTATTTGACCCCCACTTGTAATACGCATTTTTTCATCTGATGAACCTAATTGACTTCCATCACCTGCATTTCTTGTCATAAACACTAAATCCATAGCACTCGCACCACTTGTAGATATTACCCCAATAGCAGCTCTACCTCTTGCAGGAACAGAGGAATTACCAGTAAAACTTATACCTAAGTAATCACCCGTTGCAATGTCTGTTCTACTACCTATAATTAAACCTGTATTTTGTATTTCACCTTGCGATGATTTACCAGCCTGTATGTATGCTCCAGCTAAACTATCAGTAGCTGATTCAACATCTAATTTATAATCAGGCGAAGTTGTTCCAATACCTACGTTACCAAAACTGTCTATAAACATTCTTTGTGAACCACCTGTTCTAATTGCAAGTGCTTCTCTAGTTAATAATGTAGTATTCCCAAAAGTTGGGTTTGTATAAACTGCGTAATCTAAATTATTACCATTGTAAATCGTATAACCCGAAGAAACATCACCAGAAGCAGCATTGCTAATTCTTACGTAAGCACCACTAACTGTTCCATCAATAGTTAATTTTTCTTCAGGCGAAGCAGTTCCGATTCCTACTGATGAAGCATTTATATATAAATCATTATTTGCTAATAGTTCAGAATAACCAGCACTCCCAGCATCTCTTAAATATAATCTTGGGGGATGTGCTGTTGTGTTATTTACAACTAATCCACTTACATCACCACCTTGTTCAATCGTTACTTTACCATAATCTGTTGTACCATTAACAATTACGTTTCCAGAACTGTCTATGGTCAATCTTGGTGTTAAAGTTCCTGCATTATCATTACTAAATATTATATTTGTTGGATAATTGTTTGAACTCCAAGTTCCGCCTCCTGTAAATTGTATTTGACCACCAACAACATTAGCGGTTGGGTCATCAGCAGTTACTTTAATTGTTCCAATAGTATTGTTTTCAAAAATTGAACTATCAGACCTATGTAAAATTAATTGTTCTGTTCCGTCAGTTGTTATTTTAGTTGTTCCAGAACTGTCTATACGCATTCTTTCTGCTGTGGCAGAATTACCACCACCTGCATTTGTTAAAAATCTCATAGTTGATGCTGTAGAAGCACTTGCATTTGTTTGTACAACTTGAATTTCTCCTAAATGACTATTTGCAATAGATTCATCTCCAAATACAATATTAGCATAAGCACCATCTGAATAATTAGTTCCTGTTGGGCTTGTAGCAACCCTTAATGT